GGCGGGCATTCTGGGGGTCTAAGTAACGCGACGTTTAATTTGATGCGCGTAGACACTTAATTTGATACATGATTTAAAGGGCATTTAAACGCTATTTTGAGTCAGTATTATCCAGTATCGAATAAGCAAAGAAAAACCGCCCTGAGGCGGTTTTGTTGCGTCTGGGCGGCTACTTTGCCGCTGCCGATTGTCGTCCAGCTTGGTAGGCCGCCTCCAGTGCCGCTTTGACGTTCCAAACCCCCACCTCGCGGAAGTCTAGATCACCGCGATCGCGGGTCTCTAGGGTGGCCATGCACAGGTGCTTGCTGGCGATCTGGGTGAGGAGTGCGGCAGGGGTGAGGAGTTTTGTTAGTTTAGTCATGGGTTTGGCTTTTGGTAGGTTTGGATTTAGTTGGCCAATGTGGCCTTGGCGCAGTTAGGTAGGTCGATCTGTCCGCTGGCTATAGCCTCCAGCACGTCCGCGTCTAAGCATTCCAAGAATGCCGTGGCGCGGCGGTCGATGATGGCTTGGGCGGCCTGTGCCCATCCTTTGTGGTCTACAAAGCTCTTGGCTAAGGCTGGGTTGGTGCGGGCTGCGCCGCTGATGTAGTCGGACAGGGCAGACTCAAGTTGGCCTGTGGTTTGCTGCTGGTTGTTGTTGGTGCTCATGGTGTTGCTCTCTTGGGTTGGGGTTAGTAAGGACTCCAGTACCGCTCTGATCTGCCACGAAGCCAAGTGATATCTGCTAATCCAGACCACGGCAGTCTGAATTAGCAGGTGGGCGCTTAAATAGAGGTCAAACATGGCGCTTGCACAAATTAGCTTATTTGCTGATTTTTGGTTTTATACCAGCAAGCCCGCTACTTAGGCATTTTGAAATTAGCAATCAGCAGCTCAGTCACGGCCTGCCGCTGGCCAGCGGAGACGCTGTAACTGGTGGCCACAGACTTGATCTCAAAGCCTTTGAACAAGGCACGAATCTCCGGCACGTCGTTGATTGAGACGATCCACTTGCCCTTGGCATCGGCAAGCAGATCACGCAGCCGCTCAAAGTCAGCCTTGGCGAACATGCCTTTACCGTAGTAATCTTCGCAGTCGTAATACGGCGGGTCGACGTAGAAAAACGTGCTCGGGCGGTCAAAGCGCTTGATGCAATCCGCGTAGGGTCGGTTATCTACAAAGACACGGGCGAGCCGCATATGCGCCTCACTCAAGTCCTCCTCCAGCCGCAGCAGGTTGATACGGGGCTTTTGCGTCGCCCCAATCCCAAAACTGGGGTTGGTGACCCGTGACCCAAAGCCGCCCTTGATCAAGTAAAAGAACCGCGCCGCCCGCTGGATATCCGTCATCTGCTCAGGGTCGAGGGCTTTGAACCGATCAAACTCCTCACGGCTCACCAGAATCCATTTGAAGTAGCGCAAAAACTCCTCAAGGTGCAGCTGCACCACTTTGTACAGCGTAGTCAGGTCGCGGTTGAGGTCATTGATGATCTCAACGTCGCTGGGCGGCTTGCGAAAAAGCATCCAAGCTGCTCCCGCAAACACCTCCACATACCCCTTATGCTCAGGAATGAGCGGGATGATCGTCTTGGTAAGCTGGCTTTTGCCACCCACCCAACCCAAAAACGATTTAGCTTTGCCTTGATTGGCGATCGGAATACCCATGGTCAACACCTCGTTGGTTTTGACGCTCAGGGCGCTCTGGTGGTGGGGCTCGCTGACCCTCTGTAAAACTGTTGAGTGCGCCGCAGCGGCCGCACTTGATCGTTAAAACTACATACTGGCCTTCAGCCAGTTTTCTCGCGCATTTGGCGCATCGAATATCGTTCATCTTCGGCTTCTTACAATAACCCCACCTCATGAGGTGGCAGGGTCTTCGGTCAAAGCCGTGGGTGATCACGGCGGAGGCGGTTGGCAAAGGTGTATCAGCACCCGCGCCAGTCGCCCTGTTTTTTTTAATCGGTATCGGTCTGGGTGGCCAGTAAATATGCCGCCTCATCATGCGTGATCTGTGTGCCGTCGTCGTCCAGCTCATAATCGCGTGAAATCAAGTAGGCCGCTTCCCAAGGACTCATACCGTGCTGCATGCTCACTTTGTAGGCATCGACTTCATAGGCCAATTTATGCTTCTCACTGCTCAAGTAGCGACACCAAAATGTAAGTAACCCGTCACGGCGCTGCTGCTCCACATGGCGCAATTCGTGCGGTATCAGGTGCTTGCGTATTGCCACCGACACCTCCCAGCGAATTAGCACCAACCAAGGGCAAAGGCACAAGCCATCGCCAAACAGCATGATTAGCGGCACGCGCAACACCAGCGTTTTCATAGCGCAGCGATAATAAAAGCCAGCAGCTCGTCGTAGCGTACCCCGTAGCGCTCACCCGCAGGCGTTAATACTTTGCCAGACTCGTCATACTCATCTGGCCAAACATCATGGCAGATCACCGCATATTTCTCGGCCACCAAACCCTCGGACTCAAACGCGGCTTTTAGCGACTGAGCGCCAATCCCAAAATGTATGCGCGCTCCCGTCCCTTTTGCCAGTACAGCATCTGTAAATTTAAAACACTTGAGCAAAGCCTTCGCCCTTACAGCTACTCTCTTCTCCGCCTCAGTTATTGCAGACCACTGCTGTTTATCGCGCTCGTCCGACGTGTTAATAGCGCCAGTCGCGGCGTAAACAACAGACCAGCGCTTGGCGGCAGCACCTAAAGTTAATATGTTGTCCGTCTCCGGTTGCAAAATACTTTGCGCTTGTATCTCGCCCGCAGATCCCGCCCTGAAGCCCGCAGTAGGGGCGGCGCTGCCGCGACCAAAATATAGATAACCGCCAGCTGTCAGCTGAATTCGATCTTCAGTGTCAGCCGCACTTTTCAGACTGTAGCCATTCCCGTGCAAACGGTAAATCCAATCAGTAGACGCTCCATTTTTTTCGATAGCAATTGCAGTCGAAAGAAAGCCCTGAACATGTGCGTTAAGTCGGCCAGATCCAGTCCGGTTGCCCAAAATAAGCCCACTGCCACTGTACTCCAGCACATCACTGGCAGTGCCACCCAAACGCTTATTCCTCGTGCACGTGCCAGCGCCAGAAAGGGTGAATTCAACGCCGCTTATATCGTAGCCCCCAACAAGGTTATTGTTGACGGTTTCGTTTGTGGTTTCGGCGTGGTAATTCACGCGAGCACTAACTACAGGCACCTCAAGTCTTGGGTTGATGAAGGTATTAAAGCTACCTTGGATATCCAAATGGAACTCTGGCTCATTGCCTTCTATAGAGGGGTTAAGCCACACATTATTGTTCGGAGCACCGGGCCCTGTACCGTCAAAATCTCTTAGTTGAATATGCCGAACCCCAGAAACAAGGCTACCCTCGCTAGAGCTATGGCCATATCGACCGCCAATATAGGTATTTTGATTAGACCAACCGTCCGCATCGCCCGGCCTCAATCGCTGGTTAATCTTGTTATCAAAAAGCAGGCCAATCGTGAACGTGTTGTAAGCACAACCAACACCATACCCACCGACCTGCATGCCAACACCAAAACCCCGCACAGACTTCACCACAACTCGAGATTGATAAGTGTTGGCCACTTCTAACCCCAAGGAAGAATCAAAACCGACCCAGCCAATTCCAAGTTTGGCAGAATTGCTGATAAATGGCAGTTGAATATCAGCGTCGAATAAGTATTGAGCAGCCGCGTTAGGCCCAACACGAATCACTGGACTAACTGTCGCGGCATTCGCCGTCACCAGCATCAGCGACAAATCAGCATTACAGTTAATAACCAGAGTTGACGTGACCCTGTATGTTCCAGCATCACCCATTAGCTTGACATCATTGACTTCACAATAGGTTAAAGCCGCTTGAATTGCCGCCGTGTCGTCTGCAACACCGTCACCCACGACATCAAAGTCGTTCAGAGACTTAAAGTCACCAAGTTTGGCTGCCACGGTGCGCAGCACAGTCCCAGCGCCATCCGCTTGGCTACCAATCTGGCTAGCCCCCAAAGGCGCAGCAAGCTCATTGCGACGCACGTCATACCGCACCCAGCGCCCCGCGCCCACTTGCCCAGTGGGCATCACCACCAGCACATCATCGTCCGCCGCCACGCTGGCAGCATCCCAGCTCCACATCCCTTGGCCACCGTCACCAGCAGTGGCTCGGCACAGCGTGGCCACGGCGTGGGCTGTGGTGCCCGCTATGGCGCGTAGGGCGGCGTGGTTGGCGGCGGCGCGAAAGCCAGTCAATCGGCGCGTCGCTTCAAGCAGTTGCGTATAAGTGCTCGGCACTAGCGGGTCAAAAGCCGCTGGTGCAATACCTGCCGCCTTGATGACCTCCATCAGCTCCCAAGCCGGGCCGTTGACATCTTTAGGGGTCACGCGTGTCGTCGGCACAGTGGCATTGGTGTGCAGTCGCTGGCCGTTTGGCGCTGTGGCAAAGTTACCGCTGCTGGTGTAGTCCATATTTACTCCAAATCAAAATTCAAAATTCAGTCAAGCGGTCACAAAATCGCCGTCAACAATAAAATTAAGCTCGTAACGTGCTGGCACCAGCCGCTTGAGTAAGCACAGCAAGATGGATGGGTCGCGGCTGCACGTCACCATGAAATCGTCCACGCCGTTCACCTCCACCCGAAACGAGTCGCACATGCTGCTCATGTCCACCACCAAATAGCCGGGCGCACCCAGCCTGTCGTCCATGCCGTCGCGCTCGATGCGAAAAACCTTCTCATAAAACACATTAGCCACATAGCCAAAATCGCTGCAAAGCCGCACAATTGAGCCCACCGCTGCGGGGCTGCTGTCGGCATAGGCCAACGCCGGGCCGCGCAGCCGCTGCGCCACCAGTTGCCTGCGCAGCGCCTCATCGCCCACTGGGCCAATGCAGGCATCGGGCAGACCCAGCGCCTCCTCCCATTCGGCCAAGCGGCTGCACGTGCTGTGCGGCAGCCATTGCTGCATGGTCAGGCTGATAAATTGGTCAAGCTCGTCAAAAGCCAGCGCCACGCCCAGCAGCACCCGCATCAGGGTTGAGCTGGGCTCACGTGGCCACGCATAGCCCGTCGGCAGCAGTGTGGCCAGTGCTTGCCAAAACTTGTTCATACAAAACCCACCGTGCCCAGCATCAAAAGCTGGTCATAAGCGCCCACCGTAAATGCCCCGCCGCTGGCCAGCGCAGGGCTTACCACTATGTGGTTGTATTCCCCCGCCACCGAGCTAATAGCCTCCACCACATGGCTGTGTGGGATAGATCCCGCAGGCAAGGCCTCGCGAAAAAACACATCCTTGAGCTCAGCCACCACCGCAGCCCGAATCGCCGCCGTGTCAGGCACCACATTAATCACAAAATCCACCACCACCGGTATGGGAATAATCACAAACAATTCATCCGGTGGCCCACGCTCTGGGTCACTGATGTAATCAAACACCTGCGCCTGCTGCGCGGGCGAAGGCAAGCCCGGCGCAGAATTCGCATCAGCCATAATGATTACCCCCGCAGTGCACGGCCCGCCCGGGTTGCGCAGCCCCCAAGCGCGGGTAATGCCCGCCACTTGTAGCGCCCAGCGGGCATAGTCCGCTGGGCTTCCACCCATCGGCTCATTGGCCAGCCGCTGGCCAAGTCGGTACACCGCTTGCTCGTCGGTTTCTAAATCAGCCCCAGCGCCTATACCCAGCGTGGCCACCGTAAACGCCGCGTTAATACCCACGACAGGCGACACCAAGACCAGCGCAGCGCCAGCAGCAATATTGCCCGCAACACCTGCGGCCACTGCCACCACACTGGCCAGCACCGTGCCACCCACGCCCACTGCAATATCGGCAGTTACGCGGTATTGCCTGCTATCAGCCGCCTGCACCAGCGTGCCCGTGGTCAGCAGCGTGCCAGCTATGCCCGTGCCATTAATCTGCCCCACAGCGGCCGCAGCCGCCTTGCGGACAAGCCCATAAGCCTCCAGCCAGCCGTCAAGGTATTGGCCACTCGCTTTAATCGGTATAGCCTGCCGAGCCACAAAGTCACGCAAGTAGCGGTAAGCGCCATGCAGCCCCACCGCCTGCACAAAAGCCAGCGCCCGCGTGTTGCTACGCGCAAGCTCCAAATCTTGCGGGCTCAGCGTGTTGAGCGTGCCCGAGGCCTGCTGCGCACTGGCTAGTGATTGTTGTAATAGCCGCGCCGCATTGTTTTGCAGCTCGGGGATCGACGGAATGGCCGTGCCAATAGCAGTGCTGCTCATTGCGCCAGCTTTCGGATGCTGGTGCCCCACAGCACGTCATATACAGGCCGGACCTGCGCCCCTTGGTAAATCGTGGGGCGCACCGCCAGTCGATCAAGCCGCTCGCCAACCCACTGGGTGGCCACCTCCACGCGGCTGGCGATGCCATCGCGCACCAGCCATGCCAGCGCCTGCTGCGCCGCAAAGCGTGCTTGCTCCAGCACTTGCCCGCTCACCTTGCCAAAATAGCACAGCCACAGCTTAGAGCCCCAAGCATCCTCTGGCGCAGCACCAAAGCTGTCCCCCACCCAGCCACGTCGCTGTGTTTGCCCTAGAGGCAGCGCATCGTCCACCCCCGCTCGCGCATCAGAAAAAAGCGACAAAATAATCGCCGTTTGCAGCGTGTCCTCCAGCTCCAGCGCGTAGCGGGCCAGCAGCTCAGTTTGCAGCAAGGGTGGAGCGCAGGGGTTGCTAAAGTCGGTGTAAGGCATAGCCGCCGCTGCCACTGGGGCACACAGCCGCCAGTCAAACGGCAGGCCAAACACCGCAGCCGCGTTGGTGGCCAGTGCTTGGGGTCGGGTAGCCATATCAATCATGGCTTTAAGTGTCGTTAAAACACCTTTTTAAGGCGTGGTGAAACACTTCACCCGCATGGCATACCCAGTAAAAATGGCCTACAAATTCGGCCCAGTCGGCACACCCAGCGCAGGCGGTATGTGCGTATGCCCGTCTATCACCTTGCCCGCCGCCGTCACGCCCCCCGCCGTCATGCGGTTAGCCACCACCAGCGTGTCGCCCACCGTCGCCGCTGCGCTTATAGCTATCAGTGGGGTGTTGTGCTCCACTTTCGCAGTAGCGTCCACCCGCAACGTGTCACAGTTCATCTCCACCAGTGGGGCATTGATCTCCACCTTCACCGCAGCATTGATGCGCAGCGTGTCACAGTCCACCTCCACCAGCTTGCCCGCCCGCAGAGTGACGCGGTGGCCTTCCTTGTGCCATACGCACACTTCCAAAGGTGCCAGCTGCGGCCGCTCGGCCAGCCTGTCCATGCGCAGCACAATCGTGTGCCCACCCACATGCAGCACCAGCCCCTGTCCCTCGACCGCATGGCCGCTAAATCCATAGTCCTGCCAGCGCTCCACATCGTCTTTGGCATCATGGTCCAGCGACTCAGCCCGCGCCGTTTGCACCTTGCCCTCGGTCAAGGTGCGCAGTCGCGCGCGGCGCAGCAGGTTTTCAAGCATTCCAAGCATATATCAGCCTCCTTTAGCCTTATCAGTCGGGCCCGCAGGGTGGTTCGTCGTGTTGCCCTTGTTGCCCCAGTTGCGCCGCACAATATTGGTCTTGAGCGGCGCAGTGTCATAGGCTTCTATCGGCCGCACAATCATTTCCGTCACATCCCCCTCTTTCAGGTCACAAGTCTGGCGCACGGAGCATATCAACCACTCATCGCCATCCACCCCCGCCACGTCGTCATAGATTGTTACCCGCTGGTTCAGCGGCCAAGGCGTGCCAAGGTACGTCCAGCCCTCCACCACATAACGCAGCCCCATTGCCTGCCCACGGCGCACCCGCGCTGTGTGTGCCACCAGCGTTTGCAGCTCAGCCGTGCTCGTATTGCCATCGGCATTAATCACCTGCGGCAAATAGCGTTTTATCTCAGGGTCAGCCGCCACCGCTTTGAGCGACCGTGCGCTCTCAAAATCAGCCACCGTGTTGGCCTGCCCATAGGCATAGTAGTGGCTGTGCCGCTGCTCATCTGTGCCTATGCCCTCCATGCTGATCACATTGCGCCCACGCCATATCGCCCCTTTAAAGAGCTGTTTCCCCGCCCGCGTCAGCAGCACCTGCCCAGTCTCGCTGCGCGTCACCAGCAGCCCCCGCAGCCGTGCGGCCCGGCTAACTGCATCTAGCGCAGTCTCGCCATGCGCCAGCTTAAAGTCTTGCAGCGGCGCACCCACATCAGTCTCCACCGCCACGCTCAGGCCAAAGGGCTGCACAATGTCTTTCACAATCCGCTCCACCGTCGCGCTGCGCCACTGCCCCCCCTTGTGTATCGCCGCGCAGCGCACCAAGTCGCCAGCCCGGTCGCGCCCCGTCACCCGCATGCCGCATTCCCCCTTGCGGTAAAAAGGCTCAGCCCCCAGCACATAGCCATTAATCACCACCGTGTCACCAATTTTCACCTGAACTTCATCTTGCCTTTTAATCGCAGGCGGTTGCCCTGGCACCAGCGTTACAGGCACACTAAACGTCCCCGCAAGCGCCTCTATACTGCGGCTCACCTCGCTTTGCAGCCAGCCCGCATAGGCTTGGCCATTCACCAGCAGCGATATTTGGGCATCATCCCGCGTGTAGCGCTCAAGCATGCTGCGCCCCCTTAGTCATGCTGCGCCACCCGCAGCGCCAGCCCCGGCGGCACCAGCAGCGGCTGCTGTATCTGCGGATTCAGCGCCAGTATTTCATCGGCATAGTCCGCTGTGCCATACAGCTCATAGCTAATCACCCACACAGGCATCCAGCCCGTAGGCGTGTAGCTGCTCAGCCGCGTCAGCCCCGCGCTACGCGCCTGCACATCACCCAAGCAAGCCGTCATCAGCGCCAGCACCGCATCGTGCCAAGCAGGCGTTGCGCCGCTAGCCTCCCGCTCACTGGCCAGCGTCAGCAGCCGCGTGCACTGCGCCACCACCGCCGTGCGCAGCGCCAGCGCCTCGTCATAGTTGTCCAGCTCCATATGCGTCACCGCCTGCACCCAGCTAGCCAGCGCCGCCGTTTCCACCAGCTGATCACTCGCCGCAGTCAGCTCGGCCAGCGCCGCCCGCGCGGGCGATGTCAAAGCCAGCGAATCCGTATTGCCCGTGCCAAACATCGCCAGCCCCAAGCCCACAGGCCGCACCGACACCTCAAAATCCGCCACATTCAGCCGCTGCCCCACATCCAGCACGCTTTGCAGCGCATTCTTAAAATCCCGCGCCGCCGCATTGGCCAGCTCAGCGGGCAGGTTCAGCAAGTTCACCACACTGTCAGCCAGCCGCCTCGGCGTGGCCACCAGCTCATTAAGCCCATCGCGCAGCGCGGCATACTGCGCCGTGATGCCGCTGCTAAAGTCGTTCAAATCTTTACTCGCCTTTTGCATCGCCCCCCAAGCCAGCTCCACCGAGCTGGCCACCCGCGCCACCGCCCGGTCAGCCACCCAGCCCGGCTTAGCCGCCAGCGTAAAGCTCGCCGCAAAATCATCCACCGCCGCCACCTTGGCCAGCTCAGCCGCCCTAAAAGCCTGCGCAGGCGTATTCACCACCACCACCGGGTAGCGCCGCGATTCTCCCCGCACAAAAGTCAGCTCAAAGCGCGCGATGCCCCCCTCGCTGCTCGGCGCTTCCTTGATCGTGTATTTCCCCGCCACATACACCAGCATCGTGCCGGCTGTGGGGTGCACCAGCTCCGCACTGCCCGGCGCATCCAGCGCCGCCCGCAATCGCTCCCGCGCCGTCGTGTAGTCATGCCCCACCACATAGGCGCTAAACTTAATTTCCTCAGCCGCCTCCCCCATGCGAAACACCGTCGGCAAATCCTGAAAAGGATACTCCCGCACCACCGTGTGAAACCCCGCATGGTGCTCTATCGCATCCACAAAAAACGCCGCATGGCGCAGCCGCGCAGGCTGGAGCTGGTCAAGCCAAAGTATTCCTGTGTTCATCGCAGCCCCTGCGGGTTGGTGTTACCCATGTTGATTTTGATTAGGCTAGGCTGCTGCTGCATCTCAGGGCGCACCGTCACAAAGCCTTCGTTAGTCACCCGCAGATCCAGCAGAAGCTTGCCTTCGCCCACCTCAATTTTCGTAGGCTGGCCAAGCGTGAGCGCCTGCTCCGCGATCGAGGGCGCAGTCAGCGTCAAGAGGCGCGGATCGTTGTAGCCCTTACCACGGCCAGTGTTCACCAAGGGCGGCATATCGCCCGCGCTCAATATGGCCGCCGCAAACGACAAATCCCCGCCAAACATGTTGTCCACCACCCCGTCCCGCAGCGCTTTGTTGTTGGCCAGTTGGCTCGCTGCGGCATAGCTAGCCGCCATGCCGCCCGTAGCCACCGCAGCGCCCACGCCAATCGCGCCCAGCCCGCCCGCCGCCGCCGCTGGTGCAGCCCCATCCAAAATAGGATATGCACCAGGGCTTGGCATAGGCAGGCCACCCACCTTACCGGGCAAGCCCAGAGCGGACGTGTTGCGGGCTATCAGTAGGCTAAACACCGTAGCGAATGCAGCCAACACCGTCAACGCCCCAGCAGCACCCACCGCTGCCGTGGTGACAGTCGGGAACTCGCGAGCCAGCTCAGTGGTTTTATCGAGCAGCTGACCGAGCGGGCCAGCCTTGCCATTAAACACCTTACTTACCGCATCATCAATCACGTTACCCAGCACCGTCGTCTTGCTTTTTACTTCGCTGGATATTACTGCCTGGTCTTGCGCCATCGAGCCCTTACCATTGCGCATTTTTTCCTGAATTTCCGCAACGTATTCGCGGTTATTCATAACAGCCACCAGACTCATCATCGCTTGCCTGTCTTGCACCACCTTGCCAATCGCTTTGCCTTGCAAAATGTCAGCCATAGAGGTCAGCGCCTCACGCTTTTCATCGTCATCTTTCGCGCCTTCAAGCCGTTTTTTCAGCTTTGCGTAGGCCTTGTCCTTCATGGCGATTTTGTCCACCAACCCCACAAAAGTATCCACCGAATCCATGCCGTTGGCACGCCCCTTCACCAGCTCGCTGCTCAGGTCATAGCCCTGCTTTTTAAAGTCTTTCGCGCTGTCTTCGCTGTTGATCTTGCCCAGCAAATTGACCACGTTGTTAGAAGCCTCATCCTTAGTGCCCGCCGTGATCACACTGGCTTGCATCATGGCCACAATTTTTCTGAAACCCTCACGCCCAGTCAGGCCGCTATTGCGACTCAACGCCATGGCCGACGGCAAGTCTTTCGCCATGTTGGGCAACTCAAAACCCCCCCCCCCC